GGGCCGACTGTTGGCGTTGTGTCAAACGGCTCGTTCCACGTAGAGGTGCCTTCTGCACAGCACTCGCAGCATCCGCATCCAAGCAGTGCCATTGTTTAGCTCGCGTAGTAAAGGCCGCTGGTAGCGTCGAAGTCAATCGTAAACGTCTGTCCGCTGGCCACCGTGACGCTGTAGCCGTAGTCGATGTAGCCAATCAGCTCGTCATTGGTCGCCGTGTCGTTGTAGAAGACTGCGTAACGGAATGGGCCGATGCTTCCGCCGCTGGCTGTCCAAGTCACATCCGTGGCAATGAGCGTGTAAAGCCCGCTGGACTGAGCCGAGCTTGTTATCGTTACCGTCGCACCGCCTGCCGTGTAGCCGCTGGCCGTTGACAGCTCGCCGCTGATGTCGCTTTTCTGCGTGTTGCTTAGACTTGGTGCCGTGTTGGTCAGCAGCACCTTTAGCGTGTCGCTGCCGAGGTTGTGCTTTTTTTCGTGAATCGCTTCGACGAAGCTGTAGAACTTTGTCAGTGTTGGCATAATTAAGCCGGGCCGCTGCCCGTTCCTGTTCCGGTGAAGTTAATGTTATAAGACTCGCCATACATGCTGGCTGGCGTGATGGTGCTGGTATCGATTGCGTCGGTCACAGTGCCGCCAGTGCCCGTGCCAGTTCCCGGCTGGACGCTAGTTCCTTCGTCGTTGCAGTCCTCGGCGATGATGTACCATGCACCATTGCACCAGCCCGCAATTCCGTAGCGGTCGCCATTGGCACAAACGGCCGAGGTCGTCCAGTTGTAGACGGTGATATTCTGGGTGCTGTCTTTGATTTGTTCGGTGGTGTTGCTTTCGTTCCACACGTCGCACTCGACGCTGCCAAGCAGGGTGCCGACTCGCCCAGGGATTCCGCCGCTGGGTGCTTTGACAAGTTTCATCTGGCTGGTCGGCAACATCCTCGGCGGCTTGCGGGTGTACTGCGGCCTGACCGTCCCGGCCTGCCCGTTGGTTTGGATCCAGCGCCGCATTTCACGGATGGTCTTGATGTCGTCCGGCGTCAGTTCCATTACTGAATCCCAAGTGCAGAGAAGTCCTTGACCGTGTACGGCATGTAAACCATTTTCTTTGGCAGAAAGCTGGCGTTGTCCGGCGGTGCAATTTTGATGAGGCGGCCGTGCCCGTTCAGCAGCTGCGGCTCGGCTGGTGCGACTCGCGTCTCGGTTGGTGCATAGGCAATCAGCCCAGCAATCGGCACCGGGTAGGTGATGGCCAGCGATTCGTAATCGGCTCGCTCGGAACCGAACAAGTCGTCCATGTCGCTTTCCGTGACCGTTGCCCCGCCTTCTTTGTTTTGGCCGACAAACAGCATTTCGTTGTAGCCTTGGTCCGGCAGCTGGAGAAACCACGACTCTGGGTTGTGGCTAAACACTACGCCGCGTCGGAAATATAGCTTGCCGTCTCGCCAGTGGTCTTCCTTGATGATGTCGTTGATGAGCAGCGTGTAGGCGTCGAAGGAATACCGTAGCCGCAGGCCGTCTTTGTCGGACTGGCTGATTGTCGTCGTACCTGAATTGACGCTGTCGATGTAGTCGTCCCAGCTGCTGTCCCAGTCCCGGTGCCAAGTCCAGTAGGTGACTCGCTTGGTGTGACTCCGTTTATTGACGTTTTGCTGTGGGTCGTTCGCCGAGTTGACGATTGCTCTATTGATGCCGAACTGCGGCGATGGCAGGTAAGGCGGAACCTGAGAAGTGAACTGCGGTGCAAAGAATGAGGCGGCTGTGTCTTGGTCGAAGATGCCGACAAACTGGGCTCGAGGTGACGCCTCGCTGTATTCCTCGAAGGCAATGTCGACCCGCGGCACGATGTTTTCTGGCTGGTCGGCTGGCAAGCCTTCGCTGGTCCGGTCGTAGCGGGTGACGGCGTTGGTGAAACTGCAGACGACATCGAACAGGTTCTTGGCCTGCGAGTCACTGCGGCGGCGAGGAGTTCGCTGGAAACAGTAAACGGGAGTCGTCACGCCGGTAATGAAATACGGCTGACCAATCTGCGGCAGGCTGGCATCGAGCAGCGACGCAGCAATTCCGGTGGCGTCGACCTGCCACGTCTCCACGTAGTCATACTGGAGAAAGCCATCAACTAGGCGTTCGGTGAGGTCTTGTGATCTGCGATTGGCTGCCATGTGCGTTCCTTGCTATTCGACCAGTCCGGCGACGTTGCGTGTTTGCGACCTATTTTCTTCTTGCTGCCGGACCAGTTCCGTCGATGCTTGCGTTTGCCTTTTAAGCTCTTCGAGTATTGCCAGCTGGACGGTTGCCTGATTGCCGCCGGGATCGCCCGGCAAAGCACTTCGCCTGAGCCTTTGCAGTTGGTCTGGGCTCATGCTGGCTTCCGCGAAGTTTGGATCGAGTTGGCGAGCCTGCTGCAAAAATCCAACTAATTGATCGAAATCAAGGTTGCCAGTGACTCTTCGCGTCGTCTGCCCGCGGTTGTCTCTAAAACGAACCATTCCCTCTTGCGTAATGGAAGACATCATTTCAGCTTGCCGGACAATGGCTAGTCCGTTGTTGTTGGATCCACTTGCCAAGCCAACCGTTTCTGGCCGCCGCCCTAAAATGGCAACTGCAATATCGGCAAGCTGTTCAGCGACTGGCAGCAATTCAACTACCAGTTTGTTCACCACCGCCTCCCAGCGGTAACTTACGTCTTTCCAGCTTTCGGCAGCACTCGCTATCCGATCAGACTCATTGCCTTGCAAAAGGTTGAACTCCTCGGCCTGCCGATACAGTTCCTGCAGTCCTGCAGCACCGCCAGTAATCAGCGACGCCATCTGCCCCTCGTCAGTGCCAAACAGCTTGGACGTGATCAAGCCTCGCTTGCCTGCGTCTGGCATCTGGCCGATTAGCGTGACCATCGTTTCCAGCTGTTTGTTGATTGGCTGAAATGCAATGGCCGCAATAATGTCTTGGTCAGCGCCCAGTTCTCCAAACAACTCCTTGAATCGGCCCATGTCGAGCGACGCCAGCTGGATGTTGTCCCGCATCGTCTTGAGTGCGGCCGCAGCGCCTCCGCGTTCTAGGTCGCCTCCTCGCTCGAGTGCGTATTGCATCTTGATAAAGTCATCAACGAACAAGCCGAACCGTTCCGCGTTGTCGCCCTGGTCATCCAGCTTTTTCATTGTGTCGTTAAACAGCTGCACGCCGCGGCTGGCTGCCTGAAACGAAATAAAAGCGGCGACAAATCCCTTTAGCTTGCCGTTCAGTTTTTCCATCCCGTCGCCAGTGTTTTTGCTGCTGCGCTTTAAGGCTTCCAGTTCAGCCCGCACTTTTGCGGTGGCGTCTTTGTACTGCGTCTGGGAAATCTTGCCGGCTTCATACAGCCGATCAAGCATTTGCAGTGCCTTTGCTGTCTTCTGTTCTGGCGACGTGTCGTTCATCAGCTTCTTCATCAAGGCAACTTCGCTGCGGCTGCTGATCAACCCGCGGGTGAAGTTCTGCGTATCGGCAACCATCTTGTAAGACAGCGTGTGTATTGTCGTACTAGCCATTGCCTAGCCTTTGAAAGAATTCCTGAGCCGCCGCTGGGTCCATTCCACGCTTCTCTTCTTCCTGCGGAAACCAGCCCTGCAGGTAGCCGTAAGCCCACCACTCAAAAATCTGGTCGGTCGTCAACTCGTCAGCCACTGCATCGGCATCCAGCCGCCCGCTAATCTCCGCAAGTTTCAGGTGCAGAAATCGGCGGTGATTGTTTCTTAGTCGTCGGATGTTTTTTTTAGCTTGGCTTCAATGTCCTCGTCGGATAGCCCGGCCAGCGACATGGCAACCTCGGCCAGCCTGCTAACCACCGAGGATGGCATCTGCCGCATCTGCGGGAAGTCGTCCTCCGTGAGATAAGTTTGGCCGTCGTCGCCAACAACGCAAAGGCTGACAATCTTTAGCCGTGCATCCTGCTGCCGCTGCTTGTTCACCTTGTCGCCGGGCCGCAGCCACAGGTCAAACTCCCGCACCCGCAGCGATTCCGGTAGCTCACGCATCTTGACTGGGCCGAAGTCTGGCACGTCGACCGTGACAACCTTAGTTTCCCGTGCTTTCAAAAACTGCTCGCGATTCATCTGCTCATTCCTTATTAGGTGTTGTAACTATCAAACTTGACCTTGCACCCTGCCGTATCGGCAATGGCGTACAGGGTGACGCTGGCCCCCAAGTGAAAGCAGGCTTGCCCGCCGTTAGGCAGCAACTTGATCGCATTGGCACCAGCACTGACAAACCGCAGGCTGACAAAGTTGGTCGTGTCCAGATTAGTGGCCACCACATAGCCCGGCACGACATCGCCAAAGCTAATAGATTCCTCGCTGGTGCCGATGTCCTGGCATACACTGCCAGCCCGTGCAGTTGTTTGCGTGAATTGGCGAGTCTGAGTCGCCGAGGTTTGCTTAAGGTATCCGTTGGTGACGGACGCCCCAACAGTGACGCTGATTTCGTTGGCCATTAGTCATCATCCTCATCTTTGACTTCGACTGGTTCTGAAACGCTGGTGATCACGTCTGGCGACTTGCCAAACTCGCTGGCAACCAGCACCCGCACCGCTGTCACAATCCAAGGCTCCTGCGATGCTTGCCAGTTGATAAACTGCACCCGGTGATACGGCGGGTCGCCGGTGTAGCCGACCAGCCCGTAGCCGTCCGCAATGATGCTCCGCAGCTGCGGGAACAGCGGGTTGCCGTCTTTGTCTTTCGCTGGATGCGGTGCCAGCCGTACACGTTCTGCCATTGGTTGCTCCGATTAGTTGCCTGCGGTCCATGCTGGCGGGGTGCCGCCGGACCATTTGACGCTGATCTCGCCAATCTGAACTTGGTTGGTTTGCAGCGTCGGGAACTTGACCCGCGTCACCAGTCCCGTGCCTGCGTAGTTGGCGGCAGTGGTTCCGCCAGGTGCAACCGGCCAAGTAATGGTTACGGTTTCGGCCGCAGTGCTGGTTGCATACCAGCCAGCGGTTCCGGCTGGGTCAAACTGGAATGTCAGCGTAACTTCACCCGGCTCTTCCAAGTCGCCAGCCATGTAGGTTGGCGTGGTGCTGGCCAAGTGGGTGATGTCAACTGCTGGACGGGATCGCTCGCCAGCGTCGATGGTCAGCCAGTTGAATGCTCGGCTGCTGGTTCCGAAGGTGATCGTGCCGCCGTGGCCGGTGTCGATTCTGGTATTTGCCATTTACTAAACTCCTTAGCTTGTCGCTTCCTGATACATGATGATGTAGTCTCTGCTCACCCAATACCGTTTTTGACTTGAACCGGATACCGGCGGGTCGAAGCCTCGCCGATAGCTGACGTTGCTGGTGACGTTCAGCACCCGCACTAAATCGCCACCAGTGGCCATTGACCCGCGAAACATTTGCAGCGGTGCGAGCCGGACAGCCTCGGCCAAACTATAGGCCGCCGCTGCCGTCACGCCGTAGCAATCGATCTGGATGCGGTTGCTGCAGACGCCGCTGATTCCGGCAAGGTGTTCGTTGGATTCACCCTCGAAGATTTCCAAGATTAGGAACGGCATCGCCGCTCCTTCTTTGGCATCGTGGAAATAGATTCGGGCAGCGTCGCCTGTGCCAACGACCGACGTGATCGCCGTCTTGGTCTTCAGGTAGATTCGCAGGCTGTTGAGGATGTCAGGCATCAGCGGGCACCTGCTATTGAACGCTCAAGACTAGAAACAACCGCTTGATTCTGCTGTGTCTTAGTCGTGTCGACTGACGGTGCCAGCCATCGCTTGGCCTCAACGAAGGTTTTCCGTGTAGACGGCTTGTCGCTCCAGAAGTAAGCCTTGTGTCCAAACTCCAGCAGATGGCTGTGAGCCGTCGTGTTTTTTCTGTCTTTGCCTTTCATGTGCGGCTCAATCTTCTGGCCTGTAATTGCCATGTGTAGCTGGCCGTCATTTTTCTGCACCATCTTGATTGCGATACTGTCGGCCAGTGGCTTGCGGGCAACGTCGCGCTCTTTTTGTTTGCGGCTTTTCTTGTTTGCCGTTCCGGTTTGGCTGCTGCGTGATATTCGTTTTTGTGCTTCCTTCTGCACAATCTTGCTGGCGGACTTGAGTGCGTTGGCCAATGCCTTGCCACGAACCAGCAGATCAACCCGCTTCAGGTAATCTTCCAGTGGTACGTCTTGGCTGATGGTCGTCTCGATTGCCAGCTTTGCCTTTGCCATTACAGTACGACCTCCGTCGTCTGAATCATCAACTGCGTGTTGTTGTCCATCGCCAGCACCCGGCTCACTTCGTAGTAGGTCTGCGTTAGCGGCTGATAGATTCGCATGCTGGGCAGGATTCCGGCGTAGTAACGCATTTCAATAACGTGCGAAACGGTGGCCTCAATCTGTCTGCCGCGGTACGTCTCGCCGCCGCTGACCGCCGTGATACTACACGGCAGGTCACGCCAGAGCGTTGTTGCAAACGCTGGGTCGTCGCTGCCTTCAGCAGACGTTTCACGGTAGACGTGGACGCGGTCGCGGTACTGGCCAGCCTTAAGCCTCACGGGTAGTTGCTCCGTTTCATGCGGGCCAGCAGGTTCTCATAGGCCTTGAAGCCGCCGGTGACGATCTCGTTGCCCATCATCGTGCGTTCTTCAAAGTAGTAGCCAATCAGCAGCAGCATCGCCTGCTTAAACATCTGCGGCACAGCGCCACCGTTGGCACCGTAGCCGGCCGTGTACGCTAGGCTGATGGCATCCCAGCGGTCGTAGGTTGTCGGCCATGCCGCGTTGCTATTAAGCCAGACGCGGCGACGGTCTGTGTCCAAGCTGTAGAGGCTGGCCGAGAATGTCTGCTGCGTGTTGGTTGA